GTAACGCTGAGAAAGAACCGACAGAACCGTCAGTAATATCTTCAACCGTACAGACTTCAACCGTACAGACTTCAACTGTATCATCTGAGGTCAGCAAGGCTATTGAGGATAACGGTCTAAAAATCGACAAAGACGGCAACATCACTGATAAGAATGGTAAGAAGGTCGAAGTAAAAGACGGTAAGGTAGAAGTAAAAACCGATGACGGTAAGACAGTTACAGTTAAGGTTGACGATGTAAAAACTACAGTATCTAACAAAAACAACAGCAACAAGGGTAACACTGAAAAGAAAGAAGATACCAAGTCAAATACATCTTCAAAGAAAGACAATTCTTCAAAGACAAATACATCTGATAACGACAAAAAGCCAGCGTCCAAGCCAAACAACTCTTCAAACAATAACCAGACGCCAGCTAAGCCAAGTGAGTCATCAAAGGCTGAAACGACAGCTAAGAAATATAAGTACTATAAGCATCACGATGCTGTGACAGTACATCACGATGCTGTGACAAAACATCACGATAGAGAATGGATTGTAACAGGTACTCACGAGGAGCCAGTATATGGTTGGGTAGGCTACAATGTATGTAATAATTGTGGTATGAAAATGAAAGATGCTAACGAAGAAAAACAGCATCTTACTTGGGAATTGAAAACAAATGGTGCAGGTGCATATCACTATGAGAAAGAATATGTACAGACAGGTACAAAAACAGTAGAAGACGGTCATTGGAAAGACGCTTATGACGAAGTTATTACTCCAGCTTGGACTGAAACAATCTCTCCAGCTTACGACGAGGAAGTATCTGAAAATGATCACTGGGATAAGAAAGTTCTTATCAATTAAGCGTGTTGGTATTAATTAGATAGCAAGTGTAAATCCTTAAAATAATTATTGGGAAGAGAGGGTTCTTTATGAACCCTCTTTTTCTATGCTAAAAATAAATATTATACTAAAGAAAGTATTTAATTTAGTTAGGATTTATGGTACAATATAAACATATTAAGGAGAAATTTACATGAAAAGTTATAACCCTGATAATGGTAATTATGATAAGGGAATGCTTTGTAATCAACAAAATAAAAAAAGAGGTTAAGCATTAGAAAAAATTGCTTAACCTCTTTGTTGTTTTAATAATAAAAAATCTTTTGTGTTACGATGTAATAAATTTTAAAAATATATTATCTTGTTTCCTTGAAAATCGGCAGGCAAACTAAAATGACAGTAAGTTTGACAGTAAGTTTGACTGCATTTTATCTTGTTTTAACTTAATTCAAAATTACTCAACTGAATTTTTGAAATCTCAAAAACCCAGTGTTTAAGCCACTTTTAAGGCATTTTAAGTAATTTTGGCAAAAAATAAAAGGCGGTTAAAAAACCACCTTTTTTGGTCGAGGTGACAGGACTTGAACCTGCGGCATCTTGGTCCCAAACCACTTAATAAATGTGTGAAAAGCTTAGTGTTTATCGGACTTTTCAAGTTCAGTTGCCTAACATTTGCCTTGCATTTATTTTTTAGCTTATTTTACGATTGAGAAAATCATCAAGTTTTTTCGCAGGTGCTTCAGTATCATCTTGCATTAAATGCGTGTAAATGTTCAAGGTGGTTTCGGGTTTGGTATGCCCTAACTGGTGTTGAATGTAGAGAATATCATAGCCCGAATAGAAAAGATTTGTTGCGTGGGTGTGTCTAAGACAATGAGCTGTAAACGGTTCTATGACCTGCGGAATACCGTCGGGGCAGTATTTACTGCGTGGAGCAATGCCGACAATTTTGCCTTGCTGTGAATTGAATGCTTCGAGGTTTAGGCAATTGATGTAACTCTCCCACAATCTCCGCCACGCTGAATTTGTCATAAGTTTGCCTTTGGTGGTTGTGACTACATAATCAAATGGGGAGTGGGGTGCAAGGCTTTTCAGATAGTCTGACAGAACGGTCGGAATATCAACCTTGCGGACACCTGCTTCTGTTTTCGCTCCTGCTTTTATGTAAGAATTGTTTCCGTCAAGAACCAAAGTCTGATGAACATTTATTTTGTTGCGTTTCAAGTCAATATCCGCCCATTGCAAGCCGAGGCATTCACCTCTTCGCAGTCCTGCAAGCAACATAATCATTGCCGGCAATCTTCCTCTGTGCGGAGTGTTGATTATTAGCTTTTGCTCTTCAGGTGACAAGGCTCTGCGTTCTTTTTTCTTTGCCGCATTCTTTGATATTTTGACATATTTCAGTGGGTTGAAGTCGATAGCTCGGTTTTCAATAGCATACTCAAACACTCGGCTTGCGGTTGCGATGAACTCCTTCAGCGACTTTTTCGCTGTGGGTTTGCCTGTCGTAGGGTTCTTAGCAGCTAAGTCAAACACGATTTTCTGAAAGTCGGCAATCGTCAGCTTGTTGATTTTGTAAGGTTCAAGCTCTGTAAAATGTTTGAGATACCGTTCAAGCGTTTTGTATTGCTGTGGTGTTTGCAGTGACCTCTGAACCGTTAGCCAGCGCTTTTTCCAACAGCCGTATGTATCATCGGAAGAGATGTCTATGCCTTTGCCGAGTTTTTGTTTTAATTCGGCGGCAAGCGTTTCAACCTCTTTTCGTGATGTGCCGCATACGGATTTGTACTTTCGTTTACCGTTTTCATCTCGTCCGATATAGATGTTCTTCTGATAGCGTCCGTCTTTGCGTTTTTTCATTTTATACACTCCTTTTGCTTAAAAAAGGGTGCAAAAATCCCTTGTGCTTTAAATTACTTGAAAAACACAAGGGATTGTGATACAATTATTTTGCATTAAACTGCATCATCTGCACCCTGTGTAGGTGATTCCGCTCAATTCGACTGGTACTCGAATTGAGCGGATTTTTTTATTTAATTCTATTTAATCGGCAGACCATGGCTGTCGGTGTATGAGCCTGCGGCAATTCTGATTATATCAACAATCCAGCCTATGCCGAAAAGTCCGCCTGTGAAGAGGTAGAGGATACCCATACCTGCTTTACCTGCATAGAAGCAATGAGCGCCGAGCATACCGAGAACAACACACAAAATCAATGTCATACTTTTATCTTTAGGACTGCACAACTGATGATGAGATACAGTCGGAGGGGCAGAGGTCGCCACATTTGGCTGATTATTGATTATGTTCTGAATAATAATTGGTTGCTGTTCTGCTTTGTTTTCGGGATATTCAAGTTCGGACATACAGTAAGGGCAAAGTCTGTATTCTTTGCCGACATTTGCACCGCAATTTTTACATACCATAGATAACACACCTTTCAAATAATAATGTCATAGTGTTTTATTTCTTAATCTATTAAGTTCCTCAATTTCATTTTTTGACAAAGGGACACTTAAATCTTCAAGTTCCGGACAATACATATAGTAACCTATGTAAATTCTGCACTTAGGACATCTTCCCGTGCGTAAAAATACTGGTAAATCATAAACATATGGGTGTGTATTATCTGTTTTGTTTATACTATAAATTTTATTGTCATACCCCTTACAAAAATCACAACTGTTTGATGTAGTTAATTGCATATAACTCAGGTTTAAGTTGTGCATTGCTTTAATTTGTCGTTTAAAGCTTTCGCACTCTTTAGTAAGTATAATGTCAGGAAACATTTCAGGATGTTCTTTTCTTGCCTTATCCTCAATTTGTTTTGAAAGTTCTTTGTTTAACAATTCGGCATACTTTATTACTCGTAGGTACTGCTTTTCAGTAAGGTGCATTTTCTCATATGAAAGAGAATCAGAAATCTGATTAGATTTTAAAAGACATTCTACCGCTAAATCTAAATCTCCGTTCGCTTTGTGATTGGTAGCGGCTTTCTGCAATAAAAACATAACCTCAGAGTTTATACACGGAATGGCTCTTATATTTTCAACAGTGCTTACATCATAACTACCACAAGTAACGGGTATTTTTTCTAAAGAAACGTCGCTTTGATTATCTGATTTTAGAGAATCAACAAATCTTAAATTTTCGTCGGTCAAATATGAACTGTATTTGTTGGATATATCTTCAAAAAAATTATTTATTTTATTTTGCTTGCCCTTATCAGTTTTCAATTTATTGGCAGCTAAAAGAGTGGATTTCCAATATCTAAGAATAAATCTATTTGTATTTTGCTCGTAGTTATTTTTCAATTCTTTTAGTTGTTCTTTTGGTAAAGGGTGTCCTGAAGTTTTTCGCACATTATATTTACAGATTTCTGTTAATATTTGTAAAGCCTTAATGTAATTATTAAAATATGATTCAGGCTTTGCCGAATCTCTTATCCATTTTTCAGCTCCTGCATAATCACAGAAAAGTAAATATACAGCATTATCAGAAGATTCATTTCTATATTCATTGATAAATGGGTTTTCAAGTAAAGCATTTTTAACAGCTTGTGGTAGCTGTTCATTTGCGTCAACTTCTTTTTGAACTTCTAATTCCTTTGGAGTATCTGTTTTTGTAGGAGAATCTATTTGTTGGTGCGGTTCTGTTTTATGTGATTTGAATAATTTATCTAAAAATCCCATATTATCCCAACTTTCTGTAATAAAAATAATGTGCAGAACAGGCACTATAAATTGTAAAAAATTTACGGCTACATCAATAAATTATCTCTGTAAAATTCCATTGCTTCAACCATAAATTTATTTGTGACATTAAAATATTCGGCAAGTTCCCACGGTTCTGTTATGCCGTTGTGAACCGCTTCTTTCAGCTCATCCAAAGGGATGAGCTTTTTTATTGTGTGTTTCTTTACTTTTTGTTCCATTTTCCCTTTTACGGTTAATGGAGTTGTGAATAAATAAAAAGCACCTAAATCTATGTGAACTTCTTCGTGAGCAAGCAAAACTGTTTCCTCGGCAGTAGTTTCAATCTTGCTTTTGTCAAGAACTACAATTCCGTTTTCGTAAGGAAAAGAAAATGCTTTTGCTTTGTCAGTTTTGAAATAATCAACAGTTATCCCTTTTTGTTCACATTCAAAATAAATATCCTCTAAAGTCATTCAATCATTTCCTTTTTGAGATTTCTTAAATTTGATATAGCTAAGTATATCGTTTTTAAAATCTTCGCTTTCTCCTTCCATTTCTTGATAAGCAGCATACGAAAGTTCATCAAAATTTGCTTTCGGAAGAGGGGAAGAAACCTTTCTTGCAACATCTTCAACTAACTTTTCAATCTGCTCATGCTGTTTCTTTTCTTCTTCGATTTCCTGCTCAGTCATAATCCTTTCAACAGGAACACCGAGATAATTGGCTATTTTAAGGCGAGTTTGGTATTTAGGTAAAACACCGTTTTTCCAATTTCGTATAGAACCTTTACTCAAACCAACTGCAACCAAAACCGCAGTAACCGTTGTACCGTTCTCTTTACATATTGAATCCAATAAATCAAAGAACACAAAAATGCACCTCTACTTTTGTGCACTTTTCACGAAGTTCACATAAATGCAGCTAAATTTCAAAAATGCACTTGCAAAGTACACTCTTATGCACTATAATAAACTTGTCAAGACGATGTGGGGACATTAACTTGACGAAAATAGGTGTGTGAATGTGCATCAACTTTGTAATCTAATTTTTTTTAACTGATTAAATTATAAAGGTATAGTGCACATTTGCCAACCTAAATTATCAATAAAAAAGGAGGTAATAAATTGTGGATTTTTACAAAATTGTGTCAGATATATGCGATAAAAGAAATATAACACTTTGTTCGTTACTCTCTCAATTAGAAATGAGCAAAGCTAATATCCGAAACTGGCGTAATGGCGTTATTCCTAAAATTTCAGTAAGACAGAAAATTGCTGAAATCACAGATACACCAATTGAAAACTTACTGACGAATGAAGAAAGGTCAGTTGTCAACGAAATTCTTAAAAAGAACAGTAGGTAATACCACACAATCAATAATACCACAATCACAGTCCCATTAAACGGACTTAGCTGAAAAGAGGTGAAGAAAGACGGAAGTAATAATAATTTTAGGACTGCTAATGCTTTGCACAGCTTTTGTTTCAGCAGTATTAGCTATAAAAATAGTAGCCGCCCATTTGTATAAAATAATAGACAGCTACCTTGATAAGCACGACGCTCAAATTATGGATCTGATTAAGTGGGCAAAGGAGAATGAAAATTGAACAAGTTTTTAATGTTTGTAGTGTTTATTCTCAACGCAATTAGCTTACTTCTGCTGATTACAGCAATGCTTATCAAAGCAGAGGTTATCCTTTAAGAAAGAAGTATTCAAATAATGCAATCAAAATTGCTGATAATAGGAAAACCGCAATCAACGGCATTGAATATTTAGTAATTCCTAATATTAAAACTTTTATGTTTCGTGTTTTGTATGTATACATCTTTTTATCTAACGGTCTTAAAGGAATTCCTAAAGCAGAACAACAATCGTCATATTCTTTGTCGACTAATTTTGAAATGCTTTGAAAGTTAATTTTATCTAATGGAAGAGAAAATACATAGCTGAGTTTTCCACCTGCGATAAGTTTATTATCGGCAATAATATCTTCGCATTTTTCAACGGCTTGTTTAATTTCAGAAGTAATTTCCTTTTTGTACAAATGTTCTTCAAGCAGGTTGAATATGGGGAAAATCACTAATTCATATCGTTCTTTCAGATAGGTTTTGTTCTGTTCCTTTTTAAATAATATCCAAGACAGAACCAAAGTGCATAAGGTTGAAACTGCGGATATTATTAAAGTCAACCACGATAAAATATCATTCATATTTATGCCTCCTTTCATAGTTAATCATAACATTTAAGGTCGTGTAAAGCAATAAAATAATAAAATATCGAAAAGCAGGTGAGAAAATGGCAAAACTTAAACTTATTGACACAAAGGACAGGTTTCTTCTTGAAATTGACGGAACAGAAATTCCGTATGTTACAAGCTATCAGATAACACGAACGGTCAGCGAGGTTGTACTGCTCAAGCTGGCACTCAGCGTAGCTGATGTTGAATCAGTCGAAATCGTTTCAGACAAAATTACCAACGAAAATTAAGGAGGTGATAAAAATGACAGAAAAAATGTTTGGTAACTATTCATCAAGTGACGGCACTCTCAATATATTGGTTACAAATTTTAAGGAATTTGAAAGTCTTATAAATAAGGCAAAAAAACAAGCTGACGAATTGCAGGATACAATCAATCAGCTTGAATTCTTCAATTTTAGTTTTAAGTTCTCAACAGATAAGGATAATTAGTTACCTTCTATCATTCTTTCTGCATTGACAGCGGATATATCAGAATCTATGAAAGAAACAATAGCGTTTATAAATTCGACTAAGTTATCAATATTATAATCTTTGAATTTTCGTTCGTAATGTGTTTCATCATTACCAAGCCAAGCAGAGGCTACTGCTAATTTTTTGATTCTGTTGTTATCAATGTAATCATTGATACATCTTGATAATGGTGCTTTAACGATATTATCTTTATTGTTCGGCTGTAACATTATTGCGTAATCCTTTACTAAGAACTCTAAGGCTTTTCTGTAAGCCATACCTGAAATATCTTTTAATTCGTACTGTTCGGAAGCATAAGCCTGATTGTAAATGCTACAAAAATCAGGGGATAAGTCTTTTATGTGTTTAGGAAACTCTCGTTCTTCAACATCATAAACCGGTTCAAATCCTCTTAGGTCAGTTATATCATAATAAGGACCTATATGATAATTACCTAAAAATGTTTTTTCGCAGTTAGGGCAGAAGAAATGAACGAAAAGATTTGGATAAGTATGTTCATCGTCAATATAGTAGGAGCTTAAATACGAGGGGCTGCCAGATTTGTGACACATAGGACAGACTGACGGATATTCGATTTCAAGATTTTTCATACTAAGGTTATCTTTCAATGATTTGCAGTTATAAATTGTCTTTTTGATAAGCAAAGACCCCTTTCATTATATAGTGCAATGAATTGCAGTTCATCACTACATATAGTATATCATAGAAAGTTGGTGAAATCAATGCACATCAATGAATTTGCTGAAATATTGCTCAAAAGCAGGAAACAGAAAGGCTTTTCGCAAAGTGAGCTTGCTAAGAAATCGGGCTTTACTAAAAGAGCTATTCAGTATTGGGAAAAAGGCAAAAAGAGCATTTCTCTTGAAAATGCCGACAGGCTCTTAACAGCTTTGGGTGTAGAAATCAAGATAGGTAAAACAGAAAGCAGGTGATAACAATGAAGATAACAGGCACACCCGATGAAATCGCAGAATTTATGAATCTGCTGAAAAGCGATTACAGAGGTGACTGCACAATCGAAAAAGATGTTAATGGTAACATCATCTACCATTATCATTTTCCGAAATCAGATGATGAGTAACATTTATTTTAGGAGGATTTTATATGTTAAACGATAAAGGTCAGATAGTAATTTTTGCAGATAAATCAACCGCAGGTTCTAATGTGGTTTCAGCCTGCGTATCAGATGAAACCGTTAAGGTTCTTACCGAGATTTGCAACAGAACCGGCAAGAAAATGTCAAGCGTTGTTCGTACTTTGATTGAGGACAGCCTGACCTTGGTTAAGATTGTGGGTGACTAAGGAGGTGTACATATGCCGAGAGAAAGACCTATCATCAATTGGGATGAAGTGCCGGTGATAATTGATGTGCCGTATGTGGCACGGTTGCTTGCACTCAATGTTGATTACACAACACGGCTTGCACAGAGGGGAGTTCTCCCTGCCCACAAAATCGGCAAACAATGGCGGTTCGATAAGGACGAACTCAGACAATACATAAAGGAGCATTGAAAATGGAATTAAGAAACAGACTTACCAAAAGAGCATTAAAGGACAAGCTCTTTTACAGTGAGCTGACACTCAAACACACAAGAAACAGCCTTGCAAGTACGCAGACCGACCTTGAAACGGCACACAGCAACCTTGAAAAAGCCAAGGCAAAACTTGACGAGGTGACAGCATTGTATGTTGCCGAAAGAGCCAAAAACGCAGAACTTGCCCGAAAGCTCAAATCGCTTGAAACAGATTCAGATACTGTCGGCTTTGAATGTGTGGGGGTTGAAAATGCCAACGACTACAAGGTTGTTTGATGAAAAGAACATTTTGCGGACCTTAGCAAAATGTTTATCAAATATAAAGGTGGGAAAATATTTTGAATTACACTGATTTTATATCCTCAAACGGATACATATGCACTGAATCTGAGTTTGAAATTGCTAAGGCACACGCTAAGAACAAGTTGGCGGTTATTATCAGCCGATTTGGTGATGCAAGCGGTGAACGCCTTGAGGATTATTACCTTGAACAGCTTATCAGGGAAGAACTCAGAGCTGAAAGAGTATCAAAGGCGTTGTTTGAAATGCAACTTGCAGGCAAAGAGAAATCCCGCATTGCTTAGGAACAGCAACACGGGATTAAACAAAAAGAAATTTAAACAAGCTCATTATATCATATTGAATCGAAAAAATCAATAGTTAGGAGATATTAAAATGTGCGAAGTATGCAGAAGCACTCCGTGTAATCCGATGTGCCCAAACGCACCGCAAGTACTGGTAATGGGGCATTGCAGAGCGTGCAACGCAGAACTCAGATATGATTATACATATTTCAGAGATACAAATGATGATATTTTCTGTTCTCGTGAATGTGCCGAACTTTTTCACGGCATTACCGAGGAAGAATGGTCAATAGATTAAGGAGGTAACATAAAATGACCAAAATTACAGAACCCGTTAATTTGCTTGAAACTGCTGATATGGAAGAAGTAAAAAATCTGTCAACAGTTAATGATGCAGAACCTGCTTCAACCGATTTAATTCAGGTAGCTCAGATTCCTGTCATCATCGAGAATCTCAAGCTGGTTAAATCTGAAATTGAGAAAAAGGTAAACACTGCCTGCGAAATGATATGTACAGACGAAAACTACAAGGAAATCAAGAAGTTGCGTTCATCGCTCAATAAGGAATTTGCGGAATTTGAAACTCGCCGAAAAGCGGTTAAATCGGAAATAATAACACCTTATGAGGCTTTTGAAACAGTTTACAAAGATTGCGTGTTATTGCCTTATAAGAAAGCTGATTCCGCCCTTAAAGGTAAGGTTGACACCATTGAGCAGGGTCTTAAACAGGAAAAGTACGAAAAATCAAAAAGCTATTTTGATGAGTATTCAAAATCACTCGGTATTGATTTTGTGGCATATGAGCAAGTTAGTTTAAACATTACTATGAGCGTATCTCTCAAAAAGCTTAAAGAAACTATAAAATCTAACCTTGACAAGATTATGGATGACTTAAAGCTTATCGCAACGCAGGAGCACAAGGACGAAATCCTGTACGAGTATAAGCGGTCTTTGAATGTATCGGTTGCACTAACTTCCGTAACCGAGAGGTACAAGGCTATTGAAGAAGAAAAAGCAAGGGCAGAAGCCGAAAGAGCAGAGCGTGAAAAAGCCGAGCAGGCTGTGAGCAACACTCTTGACGAATATGAACCGTTTGTTGCAAATGTGCCTGAAGAAGTTGCTCCTCCGGTTGAAGAAATATCAGAACAGCCACAGCAAGATGAAAAAGTTCTGTCATTGTCATTCAAGGTTTACGGTACAAAATCACAGCTTAAAGATTTTGCACTCACTGTTAAGCAGTTAATCAACGAAAGGGGATTGCGCTATGAGTAATTATAATAATCAAAACAATCAGATTCAGCAGAGAAAGCCGAAGTTTTCGTCAATGCTCCAGACACAGGCTTTTCAGAAAAGTCTTTCAAACTCAATGAAAGACCCGAAGGAAATTCAGAAATTTACGGCGGCTATCACATCTGTGGTGAGTACAAATCCTGCACTCGAAGAATGCGATGCAGCTACAATTCTTTCGGCGGCTCTTTGCGGTCACTCTCTCGGACTTCCTCCGTCACCACAGCTCGGTCAGTATTATATGGTCCCGTTTAAGGACAGAAAGAATAAGCGTACAACAGCTACATTTGTTCTTGGCTATCGTGGCTATATTCAGCTTGCTATCCGTTCAGGACAGTATAAAAGACTTAATGTGGTGGAAATCAAAGAGGGAGAACTTCTTAATTGGGATCCGCTCACAGAAGAAATTACAATCAAAATGATTGAAGATGAAACAGAGCGTGAAACAGCTGAAACAATCGGATATTATGCTTATTTTCGCTATGTAAACGGCTTTGAGAAAGCTCTTTACTGGAGTAAGGATAAGATGAAACAGCACGCTATGAAGTATTCAGCCGGATATGCAAGCGATGTCAATAAGGGTACAAGTTACACTTTTTGGGCAAAGGATTTTGATGCGATGGCTAAGAAAACAATGCTCAGACAGCTTATCAGCAAATGGGGCGTTATGAGTGTTGAAATGCAGACAGCGTATGAAGCTGACAATCATATAATCAATGCCGACGGTACTCCCGATTATGACACCGATACCATGATTGATGCAGAAGTTCCTGCTGAAACACCTGAAATTTACAATTCATCTTCATCTGAACCGGATGAAGAACAGTTCTCTATTGATGATCTTGCAGAATGAAATGATTGATTTAGAGATAATAAGCACAGGCTCTAAGGGCAACGCAGTCTTTCTTGACGGTCAAGTCTTGATTGACTGCGGAGTGCCGTTCAGCAAACTTGTTGAGTGTGAAGTGGTTGACCGAGTTAAATATGTTTTTTTAACTCATCAACACGGAGACCATTGTAATGTTGCTACTCTAAAGCGACTGCTGTCCGAACACCCTTGTATTCGGATAATTTACCCCAATTATCTTTGCAAAAAGCTTTTTTTATTAGGTGATACCTCCTTTCAATACAATTCTTTCATAGTCGCTCAGGATAAATGGTACTCAATCAGCAATATTACTTTTTCAGCAGTACCACTTCGGCATGATGTTCCTAATATCGGCTGGAAGTTACACTTCAACACTCAACAGGGGATATATAAAGTTATATACGCAACTGATACATCGGAAATCGCTCATATAACAGCTAAGAACTACGATTTGTATCTTGTAGAAGCTAACTACTCAAAAACAGAATTACTTAATCGAATAAAAGATAAACGATTGAAAGGTCAATATGTGTACGAAGATAGAGTTCTTCGTACACATTTGAGCAAAGAAAAGTGCGATGAATGGTTGTATCAAAATATGGGTAATAACAGTTTCTTCGTTTATATGCACCAACACGAGGACTTAGTATGATTACATCAGCGAACATAGTATCTTATGACGGATATAACTTAATAGTAAGACCGCATGAGCGTATCGGCAGAGAACTTGCACAGAAACAAGTACATGAAATTGAACTCAGAATTGTTGACGGACGCACGATTTCTGCCGAACAGCGAAGAAAAATATACGCAATCATCAGAGATATAGCATTTTGGTGCGGAGATAATCCCGAATGGATTAAAGAATATTTCAAGTTTAATTTTTGCGGTGAATTTGGCATTGAATACTTTTCGCTGTCTGATTGCGAAAAAAGCGTAGCAAGAAATTTCATAAGCTATCTGATAGATTTTTGTTTCTACCAAAATATCGGAACAAGAGATACTCTGCTTAATGTTACAGATGATATAGGCAGATACTTGTACAGTTGTCTTGAAAATCGTAAGTGTGCAATATGCAATGCACCAGGTGAAGTTCATCATGTTGACAGAATTGGTATGGGGCGAGATAGGGAACAGATTGTACATATAGGATTAAAAGCTATATGCCTTTGCAGAAAGCACCACGATGAAGCACATCGGCACGAAAAAGAGCTGTTTGATAAGTACAAAATCTACGGTATAGAGCTTGATGAATATCTTTGTACAAAGCTGAAACTTAATACAAAAAGAAAGAGGTGATACATTGAATGGCTGGACAACCAAAGCGAGGGCTTGACTTTGCGGCTTGGGATGTTCACTTGTTCGATGATGATGAGAGATTTGATGTGCTTATTGATGCACAGGGTTGGGACGGCTTTGGAGTATTTTTTTGGATTTGTACCAAAGCTTATGCAACAAATGGTTACTATTATGAGTGGCGAGAAGAAACCAGTGCTGCCACGATAGCGAAACGAATGAGCGGTGGAATTAAATCAGATACGGTAAATCAGGTAGTTAAGCTTTGCTTACGAATTGGGCTGTTTGATAACGGGCTGTTTGATAGGGAGAGCATACTGACCAACAAAATGATGCAAGAACGATATATGTACGCTATCGAAAAACGCTCCGTGCGAGGTCGCACAATAAATAGATTATATTGGCTTTTGAAAACGGAAGAAACAAAGGCTTATATAGTTATACCTGAAAATGAGCATAATCTCTCCGAGAATGAGCATAATCTCTCCGAGAACGACACAAAGAAAAGTAAAGTAAAGGAAAGTAAAGTAAATAGAAATAATTATTATGCGATGCCGTCTGCAAATGCAGCCGACACCGCCGGTGAAAATATTTTTATTACATTACCTTTGAACGATAAGAGTAATTATTCAGTTTCAAAATCTGATGTTCAGCACTACAAAATTTTGTATCCTGCTGTTGATGTAGAACAACAATTGCGTTCGATGTTGGGGTGGCTCGAAGCTAATCCGAGCAGGAGAAAAACAAGAACCGGCATTAAAGGGTTCATTACTAAATGGCTTAATAAGGTCCAAGACAGAGGAGGTGTAGAATATGGATTCAATCCAAGCGATAATGTCAAGAATAATGTCACCACAGCGAGCGGAGGAAATTATCCAACGGGCGAGAAAGTCTTCTAAAGAACTCACTCCGAGAGAAAGAGCCGAACAAGAAGCAAAAGTGTTTAACTCAACACCCGGTAAGCTCATTGGCTATGAGTGCGAGAAATGTATGAACCGAGGCTATATTTACCGTGTAAAGGCAGGCGAAACGCCTTTCGGGCAGGTTACATATGATGTGGTTGCTTGCAAATGTGATTGTATGAAAATTCGAGATGAACTTCACAGAATGCAGAACAGCGGCCTTCAAAAACTTCTTAAACGATATACTTTCGAAAGTTACAAGACAACCTCAGATTGGCAGAAATATGTGAAAGATAAAGCATATGAGTACATTGACAAATGCTCTGATTGGTTCTTCTTCGGCGGTCAGCCCGGTTGTGGAAAGACACATATATGTACGGCTATTGTCGGAGCATTACTCAAAAAAGGCAAAGTTGCAAAGTATATGCTCTGGCAGGACGATATAACAAAAATCAAACAGGCTGTAAATAATGCGGAAGTTTATGAAGCCCTCATCAACTCTTACAAGCAAGCAGAGGTCCTTTATATTGACGATTTTTTTAAAACTCGTAGGGGCGATTTTGTCTCAACAGCTGATGTCAATGCTACATTTAAGATTATCAATTACAGATACAATGAAGGATTGCCGACTATCATAACATCTGAATTATCACTTGAACAGATTTCGCAGATTGATGAGGCTTTAGGCAGTAGAATTTCAGAAATGGCTAATCCGAAAATTTTTATTAAAGCCGATAAAAATAAGAATTACCGTTTTACGAGAGGAAATGAAAATGATGTCTGAAGCACAGGAGCAATGTAAACTCATTAAATGGGTGGATAAATGTGTGCAAATGAAAATACATCCTGAACTTTCAATGCTGTACGCTGTTCCAAATGGTGGCAGAAGAGATAAAGCCGAAGCCGCACATCTTAAAAGGCAAGGAGTTAGGGCAGGTGTTCCGGATTTATGCCTTGCTGTGCCAAAAGGTAAATATCACGGCTTATATATTGAGCTTAAAGTCGGCAACAATAAGACTTCTGAACATCAGGATAAATGGTTGCAGAATCTTTCACGGTGCGGATACGCCGTAAAGGTATGTTATGGCAGTACATCAGCAAAGCAGACAATTGAAAAATATCTGCAATTGGGTGATTGATTATGAAATTGCAGGTTTGTCGAAAGTGTAAACACGAATATCATCCGTGTAGCATACGGAAATGCCCGTACTCTGAAAAAGGTTTGTACATATGCGTTTATTGCTGCAAAAGATGTCCGTATGTGAAAGAAGTGCAGTTAGGCTGGATATGTACTTACGGAAGAAGGTGAATGTAATTGGTAGAAATTGTTTATCGAATTTATGAAGTCGCAGATGAAAAAACAGCCAAGGAAAATACAGAGAAAGATTTTGAATTTGGCCTTTACTCATCAATAAGTAAATCTCAAAATAATGAACTTGTAATGGATTGCCTTATTTGTGAAAGTAGAGAGGAGTTCAAAAAAATTATAAAAGATGAATACGGGAGTGGTATTTCCTTTCGCTACTCCAGAAAACTTCGTCCTGGTGATTTGTACTGCGTGATTATTGCTGAGCATTGCTATTCAACAGAAAAATACTTTAATAAGGTAACTTTTACTTGCGATTGTTGCGGTGCGACCGTTGAGACATATTATGGAAAACCAATATATTTTTCTGATTATGAAGTTAGAAACTATTTTTACGGAATTGAAGATTATGCTGAAAAACGCTTTTGTTCCCATAAGTGTAAGCAAGTATATGAGAGCAGAGAACGTAATAAGATAAGACCTAACGATGATGAAGAATTTTATATCACCAAAGATATGTTTTCGGGGAAAGTATCAGGATACATATATAAAATATCCAAAAAATCAACTGGTGAATTTTACATAGGACAAACAATGTATGCTCCTGTTTTTCGCTGGGGGCAACATCTCAAAACCGAAAGATTCCCAATAGAGAATATCACAGATTATCGATTTGAGGTCATTGAAATTGTTCCTCTTGGTTGTAATATACTGGAACGGGAAAAATATTGGATTCAGAAATTTTATAGGGATAATCCTGAAAAATCTCTTAATATTATGTGTACTGCAAATATTAGCTAAACAAAAAGAAATTTAAATAGGAGTTGTGATAAATGAAAAGCAACTGGAAATTAAGAAGTAAACAGCACGAAGATCGTATTCGTGGTGAAATGTTTGATACCGGTATCGGTTACGGGTTGGAACTTGCTTCCATAATATTGAGTTGCCATTTCGGATTCGGAGCAAAGCGACTTTATAAATTAAATCTTGAAGCCCTGAGATATATTGCGAATATTAAAGATGGGGCAGAAGAATTTACCGAGGAATACAAGAACAATGTAGAATATGCCTCTATTAAAATGCACAAAGAATTTGATAAAACTATGGCATTAAAATACAAAGGCATTGACTATGGACAGAAATTGAGAAACGAGATAGATAACGAAAGCTATCTTAATTTGGAAACAGAGGTGAATTAAATGATTGATTGTTCTAAGACTGAGAACTATCTTGCTGAGAAAAAGAGGATGACAAAAATAACAAGCACAGGTGTTTGTAAAATTACGTGTGCAAACTGCCCTTTGAGTGAAAAAAATAATGGTAAAGGAAGGCTTTGTGTAGATTACGAAATGCATTATCCCGAAAAAGCCATTGCAATCGTGCAAAAATGGAGTGACGAACACCCACAGAAAACTTATTTAAGTGAGTTCTTAAAGAATCATCCGAATGTTATGCTCAATGATGACAGAACACCCACTTTTTGTCCTTATAGATTAGGACTTATGGGTGCAGATTATTGCAGAAACGACGGTGACTGCGTAAAATGCTGGAATCAGCCTATTGAGGACGGTGAAGAGTGATGACAAAAGAAAGAATCGCTAAATTCTGCGAGAAATTTAACACACACAAAGCAACGCTTATTCAGGACACAGACCGTTACCTAATTATTGATTGGCGAAGGGCTGATGGAAGCGGAGATTATTATGTGAATTACATAGTAGACAAGAAAAGAGGTAACTTAATAGTTAGCGGTGATTTGGGTGATAGCATTGCTACTTGGTATAATAAGATTAAGCCATCAGATCTTAAAAATTATGTAAAAAATGATATTGGGTATTACATAAGCAAGATTCAAACAGCATCAGATTTATTTTATTATGATGAAAAAAATGTTGTAGAGAGTATTAAATACAATCTTGAGGATTTTGATTCCGATGACATAATATCTTCGTATAGCGACCATAGTTCCCGTTATATGGAATCGGAAGATGATGTCTGGGAAGACCTCGAAGATGAGGTTTCAAACTGCATTTACGGTGACAAATTTATACCGTCAGAACTGATTGTAGATTTTTGTTCTGAACTTGATACTGATTACTGTGAGTGGCTTTATGATTGTGGCAAACGAATACATCCTCGTGTTTATTTATGGGCAGAAGGATTTTATCGTGCATGTAATCAGCTTGGTATATAATATGCAGAGGTGAACGATGACTAACTTTGAAAAAAATAAAATCGATGAACAAAGAGCAGATGATAGACTTTATATTTCACGCATTATACGATGATATTTGCGATTACTGCGAAAATTGCGGTAATCCTTGCAACGAAGATGAAGATTGTCTTGAAAACGAAGAAATTATTAAAAAATGGCTTGAAAGCGAGGTAGATATGGATTGACGGTTAAAGATTATTTATATTCGGTCAGGGGTTCGGATAAGCTGATCAGAACGAAAGAACACGAGCTGTCGAAACTTAGGCTGAATATTGCACAGGTATCAGTTAAGCAGAACGAGCCTGTTAAGGCATCAGGAGTGAATGACCCTATGCGGATTGTGGACAGGATTGCAGACCTTCAGGCTGAAATCAATCGGGAAATTGACAATCTTGTGCGGTTGAAAACTGAAATCCGCAGTAAAATCAACGCACTTGACGATTACCGTTACATTGCAATTTTGACCGAGTATTACATAAATTGTCAGAAGTGGGAGGATATTGCCGAGAGTATGGAAATGAGCGTAAGGCATACCCTGAGATTGCACGGCGAAGCGTTACAGGCGTTCCGAAAAAAGTTCGATTTCTCGTAAAATTATTTTGAAATGTCATTGAATGTCACCCTTACCCTGCGTATAATGGTATTATGAAAGTTTGACAAACAGGACATATGCGAAACTCTCCTAAGATAAAAATTGCACAGACCGCTCTCGTTTGAGGGCGGTTTTGTGTTGTGTGTGGTTATTTTATACAAATTATTACTTTCTTGATTGTGCGGTTTACAGAAAAATGTAAAATCTGTTGAATTGAATGACAGAATTAATGCTTTAACGCCTAATACTGATTAATGGAGAGTGCATTTAGTACTCTCTTTTCTTTTGCTTATTTTTAGAATTTTCAGACAAAGAGAGGTGGTACCGTGAAAGACAAATTAAATGCAAGACAGAGGAAGTTTGCGGAATATTATGCGCAGAGCGGTAACACCGTTCAGAGTGCGATACAGGCAGGATATTCAGAAAATTACGCAAACGCAAGAGCATATGAATTGTTGGAGAATGTTGGAGTTTCAAAATACATCAAGGAGCTTTCCGATAAGCTCAAAGATGAGCGCATTATGAGTGCAAAGGACAGACAGGTTGCTTTGTCCGACATTGCAAGGAATGACGGGCAGGACACCTCCGACAGAATCAGGGCGATTGACACGCTCAACAAGATGACGGGTGAATACACCGTTAAGGTTGACGCAAAGGTTGAGCAGTCCGAAAAGCTATCCGATGTGTTCAGACAGTTGGGTGGTGAGGGATTGAGTGAGTAACAAATTCCCGTTGTCACAAAAGTATATCGACTTTATCAACACAACAAATGTGTCGGCTGAATTTCTTGAAGGAACTACAGCGTCTGGCAAAACTACCGTCGGAGCAGGCGTTAAGTTTATGCGAATGGTGTCGCAGTCGCCGAAGAAGCTTCACGCAATTGCCGCCAAAACTACGGGCAAGGCTGAGGAAACTATAATTCAACAGGACAACGGTATTCTCGACTTGCACCGCAACGCTGTCTATTGTGGTAACGGCGACAAGGATTACAAGCTGCCACATATCAAGTTTGAGGACAAAATTATCTATATTCTCGGTTACAGCAGTCGGGATAAGTGGGAAATGGTTCTCGGTGCGCAGTTTGGGTGCGTTTATATTGACGAAATCAACACTGCCGATATCGAGTTTATCCGAGAGATGTCAACCCGTAATGACTATATGCTTGCAACGCTGAATCCCGATGATCCGAGCCTGCCTGTGTATAAGGAGTTTGTCAACCGCTCCCGCCCTTTTAAAAAATATGAAAACGATGTTCCTCCCGAGATTACGGCGGAGCTTACCGAAGAACCTGTACCGAATTGGCGGTATTGGTTCTTTTCTTTTGCCGATAATTTAAGTCTTACACCCGAACAGATTGAAAAGAAAAAGAACTCTGCACCGAAAGGTACAAAGCTCTATAAAAATAAAATCTTAGGTTTGAGAGGCAGAGCAACAGGGCTTGTGTTTCCGAATTTTGAGAGGGCAAGACATATCAAATCAAAAGAGTGGGCAGGAAAGTTTTTGAACTGTAACCGCAAGTCGGAACACTTTGTTCAGTTCACCGCAGGTCTTGATACCGCCTATTCGCAGAAGTCGCCTGACACTATCGCAATGACATTTTACGGCATTACCAATCACGGCAAGTGTGTTCAGCTTGATGAAAGAGTTTATAACAACGCTGAAATGCAAACACCTATTGCCCCGAGTGACACGGTGAAGAATTTTATTGATTTTCTTGACCGCAACCTTGATGAATGGGGCTTTGCACGCACGGCTTTTATTGACAGCGCCGACCAAGCGACTATTACCGAATTTCAAAAGTATAAGCGACAGCACGGCTGTGTCTATGACTTTGCAAATGCATGGAAGAAAACGAAGATTATCGACCGAATCAATCTTGTACTCGGCTGGCTTGCCACCGACTGTTATTTTGTGCTTGAACATTGTAAAAACACGATTGCCGAGTTTGAAATTTACAGCTGGCGAGAGGATAAAGACAACACACCCGAGGACGGTCACGACCATTGCATTAACAGCGGTCAATATGCGTGGCTGCCGTTTAAAAATATTATTGGAAGTGAAATAAATGGGGCTGATTAACAGAATGGCTGAATCTATCAGATCGGGAATTAAAAACTTTTTGCAGATTACTCCTGCAAGCGACAAAACAATTACCGTCACCGAAACAAGCAATCATCTGACCGAGTGCTTTATCAATCGCATTTGGTATTGGGGCAACAGCAGACAGCTTGCGGAGCTGTACAGGCAGATTGATACAAACAAAACTATGTTTTGGGCGGCAGAAAGCACAAAGGGGCTTGAAATCCGTAAAATACACACGGGCTTGCCGGCACTCATCTGCGAAACGCTTGTGAATATCGTAATTGCCGACTACAACGGCACAGATGTTACAAGTAAAAATTCAACCGCTTATGCAGAGCGTTGGGAAGACATTGAAAAGCAGAACAAGCTATCCGACACGGTTAAGCAAATGCTCCGTGACCTATGTGTTGTTGGTGACGGTGCTTTTAAGGTCAGTTTTGACACGGCTGTATCAGATGTTCCGATTGTTGAATGGTATCCTGCCGAAAACATCGACTTTACATATGTGCGTGGCAGAATCCGAGAGGTTAAGTTTTACACCGATTACACGCAAAAACACCGCCGTTACCGTTTTGAAGAAACATACGGTTACGGCTATATTCACTATGCTTTGTATGATGACAACGGCAAAGAGATTGACCTGCACACGGTTGACGCTCTTTCGTGGATTGATTCAAAGGGCGTTACATTTGACGAATCATATATGTGGGCTGTACCTGTCCTTTACGGCAAATCGTGCCACAAGGGCAGAGGTGCGGGCATTATTGGCATAAAAACAGACGCTTTCGACAGCCTTGATGAAGTGTGGTCACAGTGGATGGACGCACTCAGAGCCTGCCGAACAAAGCAGTATGTGCCTGATTGCCTTGTTCCGAGAAATCCCGAAACCTGTCAGCCGATATCGCCAAATCCGTTTGACAACCGATTTATCGCCGTGGGCAACGATATGTCTGAAAACGGCAACGGCAACAGGATTTACACCGAAAGTCCGCAGATTCAGCACGAAAGCTATTTGAGTTCATACATTACTGCCCTCGACCTCTGCTTACAGGGCATTATATCGCCGTCAACTCTCGGCATTGATACGAAGAAGCTTGATAATGCAGACGCTCAGCGTGAAAAGGAAAAGACAACCCTTTACACAAGGCAGAACCTTGTGAAAATTACGCAGAACGCACTTCAAAGCCTTGTTGCAGTTGTACTCAATGCAGACGGTGAACTTAACGGCAATGGTATTGTTGAGGGCTTGGAAGTATCCGTAAACTTCGGCGAATATGCAAATCCGAGCTTTGAAAGTCAGGTTGAAACCGTGTCAAAAGCAAGACAGGGCGGTTTGATGTCAGTTGAAACCTCGGTTGACGAGCTTTACGGCGACAGCAAGTCGGAGGATTGGAAAGCCGAAGAGGTGCAGAGAATTAAAGAGGAACAGGGTATTGCAGGCGAGGAAGAAACTTCTCCATTTGATGATGTTGACCTTACCGACACGGGCAATGAACCCGATAAACCCGAAGATATCGCAAATCAGGACGATGACAGCAAATGAGTAAGCAATGAGTGATTACAACATTAAAGAGGCTTTTGAGAGAATTGAAAACGAGCTTATCGACAGCATGATGCGCAATTTCAGCCGTCACAGAGCCGAAGAAACCAAAGAGGGTTACAACTGGACACAATGGCAGGCTGAACAGCTCAAAAGTCTTGAAGAGTACCGCAAGCACAACGCAAAGAAATTCGGCAAGCGTTTCAAAACCATTAACGGCAAGGTTGAAGAGATGATTCGCACCGCCAAAGCTGACGGAAATGCAAGTAAGGAGGCAGAAATTCTTGAAGCTGTCAAGGACGGTTTCAAAGCCCCGAAAAAGCCGTCAGCACACAGCACAGCCGAGTTTTTTAAGGTGAATGACCGTAAACTTGACGCACTCATAAAATCGACCACAGACGATTTAAAGAGGGCAGAAACGGCAGTTTTGCGTATGAGCAACGACAAGTACCGCAAGGCGATTTTTAACGCACAGGTTGCAATGAACACAGGTGCGGTTACATACGAAAAAGCCGTTGATATGGCGTGTAAAGATATGCTCAACGCAGGTCTTAATTGTGTGGAATACAAAAACGGTGCAAGGCATACGCTCTCGGATTATGCAGATATGGCGGGGGGGGGGGGGGGG